AGGAACTACTGGAGCACAAGGAACTACAGGTACTCAAGGAACTACAGGTACTCAAGGTATCCAAGGTATTGAAGGTAACTTTGGTGGAGCAACTTTTGATTATACTTTTAGTACAAACACAACAAACTCAGACCCAGGAACAGGCACTCTTAAGTTTAGTGAATCTCCATTCTCTGGAGCACTGAATCTTTATATTGATGACCAAGATGATAATGGAACTGATATTCAACCATTCTTAAGAACAATTGATGACAGCACATCAACTATAAAAGGTCACTTTAGAATTTCAAATCGTTTAGATGCATCTGATTTTGCACTCTTTACAATTTCAAGTGTATCTGAACTTACTGGATACTTTAATGTAAGTGCATCTTATGTTTCTGGTAGTGCAACATCATTTAGTAATGGTGAAGATATAATTATCACCTTTGCCCGAACTGGTGATAAGGGAGATATTGGTACTCAAGGAACTACAGGTACACAGGGAACTACAGGTACTCAAGGAACTACAGGTACTCAAGGAACTACAGGTACTCAAGGAACTACAGGTACACAGGGAACTACAGGTACTCAAGGAACTACAGGTACTCAAGGAACTACAGGTACTCAAGGAACTACAGGTACTCAAGGAACTACTGGAGCACAAGGAACTACAGGTACTCAAGGAACTACAGGTACTCAAGGCATTCAAGGTATTCAAGGTCCTGAATCTGCTAGCAGTGGATTTGACCAAGACGCAGACGGAAACCTCTTTGCTGGTGATGGTGCTGGTGGGTCTTATAATCCAGCAACAGGAGATGCTTGTTATAATATCTTCTTGGGATGTAATGCTGGTAATAGTATTACATCTGGTGATTTTAATAACTTCTTAGGTTTTGGTGCAGGAAAATGCATCACCACTGGAGGTTGTAATAACTTCTTTGGTCTTTATGCAGGAAGATGCAACAGCAGTGGAAGTGATAATAACTTCTTTGGTCGTAGTGCAGGACAACTCAACGCCACTGGAAGTAATAATAACTTTTTTGGAATTAATGCAGGATACTGCAACACCGGTGGAGATTATAATAACTTCTTAGGTTCTTATGCAGGAAAATGCAACACCAGTGGATCTCATAATAACTTCTTGGGTAGTACAGCAGGATGCTTCAACACCACTGGATGTTGTAATAACTTCTTAGGTAATCAGGCAGGAAGATGCAATAGCACTGGAGATCACAATAACTTCTTTGGTATGTGTGCCGGTCATGGTGGCACTGGTGGTATTACTGGTAGTAATAATACTGCTATTGGACAAGATGCTGGTAAGTGTCTGATTAATGGAGGTAGTAATAACTTCTTGGGTGCTAGTGCAGGATACTACAACACCTGTGGTTTTTATAATAACTTCCTTGGTAATACTGCAGGAAAATGCAACATCGGTAGTAATAATAACTTCTTAGGTAATCAGGCAGGAAAATGCAACAGCACTGGAAGTCATAATACCTTCATAGGTCAATGTGCTGGTTTTGGTGGCACTGGTTGTGTTACTGGTAATTATAATACTGCTATTGGACAAGATGCTGGTAAGTGTCTGACTAGTGGGCAGTATAATAACTTCTTTGGTAATTGTGCAGGATTCGCCAACACCACTGGATGTTATAATAACTTCCTTGGTCTTCAGGCAGGATTCAACAACACCAGTGGATGTAGCAATATTTTCATAGGAAAATTTGCAGGTTGTACTCTTTCTACTGGTAACAGAAATATCTTCCTTGGAGAACATGCTGGTAGAGGAATAAATGGTGGAAGTGATAATATTGTTATTGGACAATCTCGTTGTGGTGCAGCAGGATCCGATAATATTGCTATAGGATGCTGCACAATGAGGTGTGCTGCTGGCAGTAATAATATTTTATTAGGACAGTGTACTTCTACGCTCACAGGTGCCTCTGAAAATATTTACATAGGTCGTTGTGCAGGGCAGATCGCTGGAACGATCACCCCAGTCCAACAAGGAAATAAGAATATCCTTATTGGATGTAATGTCATTGGTGTGACATCAACATCGGGTTGTCAACTTGCTATTGGTAATGGAACCAGCCTTTGGATAACTGGTGATAGTTCTTACAATGTAACCATTCCTGGTCAACTAACTGCAGGTGGTCTGACCTATCCAAATACCAACGGCACAAGTGGTTATGTTCTTACCAGTAATGGTTCAGGTAGTGTTACTTGGGCTGCTGCCGGCGGTGGATTTGAGCAAGACGCAGACGCAAACCTCTTTGCTGGTGGTGGTGCTGGTGGTTCTTATGATCCAGCAACAGGAGATGCTTGTCATAATATCTTCTTGGGATGTAATGCTGGTAATAGTATTACATCTGGTGATTATAATAACTTCTTAGGTCGTTTTGCAGGACGACAAAATACCACTGGATCTAATAATAACTTCTTTGGTCAATATGCAGGAAGAGCCAACACCTGTGGAAATTGTAATAACTTCTTAGGTTATGGTGCAGGAAAATCCAACACCTGTGGAGTTAGTAATAACTTCTTAGGTACATTTGCAGGATATAATAGCACCGATGGAAATTATAATAACTTCTTAGGTTATTATGCTGGTTGTGGTGGCACTGGTGGAAATACTGGAAATTGTAATAACTTCTTTGGTATTTATGCAGGAAAATGCAACACCACTGGAACTAGTAATAACTTCTTTGGTCCTCGTGCAGGAAAATGCAACACCACTGGAAGCCGTAATAACTTCATTGGTCTCTGTGCTGCCCATGGTGGCGCTGGTGGTTTTATCACTGGTAATGATAATACTGCTATTGGACAAGATGCAGGTAAGTGTTTGACTTCTGGAGGTTGCAATAACTTCTTTGGTAAATCCGCAGGATTATGCAATACCAGTGGATCTTATAATAACTTCTTTGGTTGGTGTGCAGGAGCATCCAACAATGGATGTCATAATATCTTCTTAGGTAATAGTGCAGGATGTAACAACAGCAGTGGAGATAATAACATTGCAATTGGACGAAATGCAGGACAAACAACATCATCTTTACCTTCTGGATTAATAAACCTCACCACTGCTGGTAATTGCATTGTAATGGGCAATTGTCTTCATACTTGTGCTGTAATACAAGTTGCTTGGACGGCGGTTTCTGATATCCGTGATAAGTGTGTTTATGGTGATGTCCCACACGGAAAAGGATTCTTACAGAATGTCAATCCAATTAAATATTCTTTCAAAGACAGAGAAACTGGTGAAGTTACTGATGAAAGAGTAAGATATGGATTTAGTGCTCAAGAAATTGCAGAACTTGAAGGTGATGAAACAATTATTGCATCAAAATCTAATACAGATAAGTGGGGTGTTACACACGAACATTTACTTCCAGTTCTTGTTAATGCAATCAAAGAACTTGATGCAGAAAATAAAGAATTGAAAGAAAGATTAACCACACTTGAAGAGAGGGTCAATAGTCTTCTAGAATCTTAAAGGTATTATTAATCTTCAACCCGGACAAAGGTATCCTACTCATGGATTGAGGATTTGTCAAGTCTTGTGCTATACTATATAAAGAAAAATATTGAGAATGAATAAGACATTTTATTTTATGGCAGGGCTCCCACGCTCAGGGAGCACATTGCTTTCGTCGATTCTAAATCAAAACCCAAGATTTTATTCTGGTCCATCAAGCCCTGTGCTTGGTGCGATGTATGCGGTGGAGGAAAACTTTACCAATAATGAACTCTATACTGGATATCCGAAACCAAATCAAGTAAGAGAAATCATCGGAAGTATTCCTCATCATTTTTACAGTGATGTTCAGCAACCAGTAGTCTTTGATAAGAACCGTGCCTGGACTGCACGAGTTCCTTATATTGAGGGATACATCGGTCAGCAGGCAAAGATTCTTGTCCCTGTGCGTAGAGTGGATGAGATTCTTACGTCTATTCTTACAATGGTTCATCGCAATCCTTTCCAAGAAGGACAACCAAGAATTAACTTTGTTGATGAGCAGTTGGTAAAAACTAATACTCCCATCAATGATTATAATCGTTGTATGTATCTTCTTGGCAATGGTGGTATTGTGTATGAATCACTCAATGCTATAATGGAAGGATTCACACAGAATGTGCATGACAAAATGCACTTTGTGGACTATAATGATTTGGTGAGTAACCCAGAAAAAATTATGGAAGACATTTATGATTTTCTGGGTGAAGATTATTATGATCACGAGTTTGATTCCCTGTCCAATATTCATAGGGAAGATGATTTGAATACTTATGGACTTGGTGATATGCACGAAGTCCGTTCTGAATTGAAAAAAACTGCCCCATCACCATCATCGGTTCTCCCACCAGAGATTCTTGATCTTTATGAACAAAGTAAAAGTAGACTTGAGTTTTGGGGAACTCCTAATATCATTAAATTGGAAGCACCAAAAGTTAAGGCACCACTCACAAAGCATGATAAAGTCTTTCTAAATAAAAAAGTTAAGGAAAACAACTAACAATGACAATTCAGCACTCTAGAACCATCGAAAACTTTGAGGTTCTAAACGATGGTAATAATGTCGTAACGGAAGTAGAAGTTAGATTTGTTTCGTATGATGATTCTGATCAGGAAAGAACCACCATTCAATCTGGACATAGATTTCAGTTAGAAACAGAAGGCGTAACTCCAGATTCTGATGGTTTCGTAGCATTCGGTAGTCTCACCGCAGAAACCGTAGAAGGTTGGTTGGGTGAAGAACTGACCACTCAAGAGGCAAGTGCTCAGGCAGGTCATACTGCCTGGATCAATTCTGTTCTCAATCCACCTGCTCCTCGCACAGTAAACAAAGCAACTCCTTGGTAATCTTTTATGGCAAAAACTAAGTATTCTATATTTCATGTACAAGGTGGGTTTGGAAAACATTGTGCATCAACTGCAGTTGCCAAGTGCATTAAGAACAACCATCCAAGCAGAAAACTCATTCTCTGTGCGGTGTACCCAGAGATTTTCCAGAATCTCCCATTTATTGATAGAGTATATCAAATGGGTAATACCAGTTACTTCTATCAAACTTATGTGGAGAATCAAGACTCTCTGATCTTCGCAAACGAACCCTATTTCACCACGGACCATATTCATAAAAAACTTCCTCTGGTTCAAACCTGGAGTAAGATGTATGGATTGGAATATCGTGGTGAAATGCCAGAAATTAAGTTTAATCCTCTTCAAAGGAAGATTTCTAAAGAATTTTGGACTGGCCGTGCAAATGGCAAACCCATCATGGTTATTCAAACCAATGGTGGTTTGTATCAAGAGCAGAGACCTTATCTCTGGGCACGGGATATGCCTGTAGCACTTGCTCAGAAGATTGTAGACCACTATTCTGATGACTATCACATCTATCAAGTTAAAAAACCCACAAGTGAAGCACTGGATGGCGTAGAAGTCATTCAGGATCCTATGAGTAACATGGAACTTGTGAGTATTTTACTTCATAGTGATAAGAGAATCCTTATTGATAGTTGTCTACAACACGCTGCAATGGCACTAAAACTTCCTTCTGTGGTACTGTGGAATGGAACCAGTCCAAAGGTCTTTGGATGGGATATGCACACCAATATTCAGGCAGAAAAACCTGCCAACTTTAAACTTCCAAACAGTTATTTGTTTGACTTTGATTTCACTGGTGTGGAAGCAGAGTATCCTTATGTGGATGAAGACGAAGAAATCTTTGACTTTGATAAAATTATAGAAGCAGTCGGATGAATGTTATTGGACTTTATGGTGCGATTGGTTGGAACGTTTTAATCTCCGACAATCCACGTTTGAGAAATCAGATAAATGAGAGTTGGACACACGGTTCTAGTGTGACACTCTTTTCTGATGGAAATCATATTGTAAGTATCAGTGAGGAAAGACTCAGTGGTATCAAATATGATGGGAACTTTCCACGTAAATCCATAGAGTATTGTTTATCTGCAGGTAATCTTTCTAAAGAAGATGTAGATGTTGTCATTGTCCCATCAATGGGCAATACCAACTTTTATAAAAATTATATTAGTGGAACACTGCAATCTAAAGTCAAAAGATATTTTCCAAAGGCACGAGTTGAGATAGTCTCTCACCATATGTGCCATGCATATTCGTCCGTGTTTTCTTCGGATTATAATGAAGGAACATTCATTACGATGGACAATGCGGGATCTATTCTTTTTAATGCCATTGGTAATGTATTCTCTACGGAAAATCATTCCATTGGATATTTTAATAAGGAGAAAGGAATCTTTAGATATCATCCTGGCATCCCCGAACTGAATAACTTTGGTAACTACTATTGGATCTGGGCACACAACATCTATTCGCAGATGGTTCAGAAGCAGATTGATATTATGGATCCAAAGTATCGTGAGACCTTCTGTGGTAAGGTGATGGGTCTCTCTGCCTATGGTAATGTAAAAGAGTTTCAGCAGGATTATCGTCAGACCTTTGAGGGTATTCCGTCTCTTACCTTCAACTCACTCCCAGGACGTGATTTTGTCTATGGGAATATGAGTGCAGAGAATAAGGCAAAGACTTTGCAACACAACTTTGAGCAGGGTATGCTTGCCTATATGAAGGCACTCAAAGAGCAAGGATACATTGATGATAATCTTTGTCTTGCTGGTGGTGTCTTCCTTAATATCCTTGCCAACTCTGTGATTCGTAAGAATAATATTGTAGAGAATATGCACATTCCGCCATTCCCCGATGACACTGGACTCTCATTCGGTGCTGCGTGTTATGGTGTATTTAAGGAAAAAGAAAAAGTAAATCTTCCACATAACATTTCACTTCTTGGATGCACTTATGGTGATGAAGAGATTGAGGAAGCACTCAAAGATACCAAGTATAAAAAGTTTGATAACTTTGAGGAACTGTGTGAGAAGACTGCCAAACTTCTTGCCGACAATAAAATTGTTGGATGGTTCCAAAACCGTTCAGAGTTTGGACCTAGAGCACTGGGTTCTCGTTCTATTCTGATGAATCCAACACCGAAGGAAAATAAGGAGACAATAAATACTCGCATCAAACACAGAGAAGAGTGGCGTCCATTCGCAGGCATTATGCTTGAGGAATATCAGGAAGAATACTTCACTGATGTTTATCCGAATGAGTATATGCTATACTCTCTTGTAGTAAGACCACATCAAAGAAAAAAACTTGGTGCTATTACACATAAAGATTTCTCTTGTAGAATTCAGACGGTGAATCAAAAGTTGCATCCAGAAGTTACGATACTTCTCCAAAAATATAATGAGGAAACAGAATGTCCTATTCTTCTGAATACTTCTTTTAATGATAATGGTCAACCGATTGTGGAAACTCCCCAAGACGCAATAAATACGTTTAAAAATATTGACCTAGACTATCTTGTAATTGGAAATTATCTTGTAACCAGAAAATAAAAATATGAATTTTGCACAAATTGCACTAGATCATGGTGGAGTTATTAAACCATTAGTCATACCTTCAGAGATGAATCGTGGTTTGGGGTTGATGAATCCTTCAATTTTAAACCACAATGGTAAACTTATTGTAATTCTTAGAGCAGTAAACTATACCTTCTACCACTCAGAGAAAAAGATATTCCAACATCCTTATGGACCTCTAACGTATATTCATCCTGAGAATGATGTTAAACTGAGGACTTGGAATTATTATTTGGAGTTGAATGATGATTATGAGATAACTCGCATCAATAAGATAGATACTTCCGATTTTGAGGAAAAAGAACTTTGGGAGTTTGTTGGTCTTGAAGATGCTCGTATTTTTGAGTGGGAAGGAAAGATGTATACCTCTGGTGTCAGGAGAGATCTTGATACTAAAGGTACTGGGCGCATGGAATTGTGTGAGATTGATATTCGTGATGATGAAGTAAAGGAATTGTGCAGAGTTAGGATTGAACCACCCAATGATCCTAATTCATATTGTGAAAAGAACTGGATGCCAATTCTTGATAAACCTTATCATTATGTAAAGTGGTCTAATCCTACAGAAGTTGTTGAAGTAAATCCAAAGGATGGTACTTCTAAGACGGTATTCTTAGAGGAAGATTGTCTCGTCGGTGCAGATACTCGTGGTGGATCTCAAGTCATTTCTTGGAAAGATTATTATGTTGCAGTAACTCATGATGTCGATCTATTTAAAAGTGAGACAGGAAGGAAAGATGCTGTTTATACGCATAGATTCTTATTCTGGGATAAGAATTTTAATCTAATCAAGGCAACTGATCGATTCTCTATCATGGGAGGACACGTTGAGTTCTGTATTGGGTTGACTCAGAAAGGTGATGATTTTGTAATGACCTTTGGATTCCAAGATAATGCTGCATATGTGTTGACGTTCCCTGAAAAAGTTCTTGAAGATATGCTTGGAGATTTGAAAGTAAAAAAAGAATGAGGACTGGAAGAAAAGTCCAGTCCCAACCATGGAGTGAAACCAAATGTTTAAAGTAATTGATATAAAATTAAATCATCTCGTCACAAGTTTTGTAAAAGATCCTGAGAATCCTGATCTAAATTTAAAACTTGCATTGCATTATAAGTCTCTCGGACAGACAGCATCGGCAGTTTCCTATTTTATCAGAACTGCAGAAAGAACAGAAGATAAGACTTTAATGTATGCTTGTCTTCTTTCCGCATCGGATTGTTTCGATTCCCAGGGATGTAGAAATAATTCAGTGAAAGGTCTACTTCAAAGTGCTGTTGCATTAGATCCCAAAAGACCAGAGGGTTATTATCTACTCTCAAGATTTTATGAAAGAGAAAAGAACTATCACGATTCTTATCTCATCTCATCTATAGGTCTTGAAGTATCTGATTTTGATTGCAAAACACTTCCATTAGTTGTAGATTATCCAGGTAAGTATGGAATCCTGTTTGAAAGAGCAGTTTCTTCTTGGTGGTGTGGATTATGTGATGATAGTAGAAAGTATTTCCTTGAACTCAAAAATGAATATTGGAGTATGATGGATGTATCTCATAGAAAAGCAGTCATGGAGAATCTAAAGATGCTAAAGGCGGGATTTAACTGGGGTAAAGCAGCAGAGAAAGAGTGGTTTAAGAATATTGTAGAAAGAGAAATCTTTGAGCAAAATGTGTATGAAAAGTTCTTTACTGTAGAAGAAAACGATATTGTTTTTGATGTTGGAGCAAGTGTTGGTCCTTTCACATACACTCTTAAAGATAAAAAACCACAGAAAATTTACTGCTTTGAACCCCACAAAGAACTATTCCAAACTCTCAAAGAAAATGTAGAGTCTGACAATACAGTTCTTATCAATAAGGCTATTGGTAGTGTTGATGGTACTCAAAAACTTTCAGGTCTCTTTAATGAACAGTTTATTGAGACTTGTGGGGGAGAAAATATCCAAGATGTTGAGACTGTTACATTTAAATCTTTTATTAAACAAAATAATATTGATAAGATTGACTTCTTAAAGACTGATTGTGAGGGTGGAGAGTATGATATTTTCAACGACGAAAATCTTCCATGGATTAAAAATAATGTAAAGAAAATTGTTGGAGAATGGCATCTATCAACACCAGAACTGCAAGATAAGTTCCGTCATTTTAGAGATACTTATCTAAGAGATTTCTCCAAACACGAAGTCTATTCGTTTGATGAAGTAGATATTAAGTGGAGCCTTTGGGATGATTGGTTTATTGAACACTATCAAGCAATTACAATCTATATTGATAATAGGGATTGTGATGAAGATTTTGATTGGGGAATAATGAAAAAAAATTCATGGAATTACCAGTCAATCAAAGAGGAATTTAAACCAGAAAATATTAATTATGAAAAACATTTTCATGTAAATTATGATGATGTTGTTGTTGATATTGGCGCGAGCGTTGGTCCATTTACACGTTCAATTTTAAATAAAAATCCGAAGAAAGTTATTTGTTTAGAACCTCATCCAGAACTTTTCAAGACATTAGTAAAAAATACTTCCGAATATAATAATGTTACTTGCTTAAATCAAGGTATATCTTCTGTTGATGGTGATGTAATTTTTGATGGGTTGTATAATGATGATTTGGATCCCAATTATATGGGAGATGATCTATGGAAAAAAATATCCTCCGGTAAAGGAATAACATTTAAAACCCTTATCAAAGAACAAAAATTAGATAAAATAGATTTTTTAAAAATCGATTGTGAAGGTGGAGAATATAATGTATTCACAAATGATAATTTTGATTGGATTAAAAAAAATGTAAAGAAAATTTCTGGTGAATGGCATTTTGGCACACCACAATTAAAAGAGAAATTTAAAAAATTTAGAGATACTTATTTAAAACATTTTAATAGTCATAGAGTTTATTTTGTTGATTACAATTCAAATTTCAATGATATAACAGATCAGATTTGGAATGATGATGTTGTAGAATATTATGGATGGATAAATGTTTACATCGATAATCAAGAACAACCAAAATACAAGTGGAAGAATTCTATTGCTCCAACGATGGAATTCACTACTTCTATCGACACTCAAAATGGTTGTGTAGTTGATTGCGTATTCTGTCCACAAAGAACGCTTCAGAAATCATATAAAGGTGAAAGATTCTTAAGTCTTGAGAACTTCCAAAAGGCAGTAGATAAAATGCCAGAGGAGATTCGTGTTACCTTTGCCGGATTTACTGAACCTTGGTTGAATCCAAAGACTACAGAAATGCTTCTATATGCTCATCAAAAGGGACATCCAATCTCAGTATTCACAACTGGTATTGGTATGGATGTAGATGATATTGAAAGAATTAAAGACATTCCATATGCTGGAAATCCGAATGGGGGATTTGTTCTTCATCTTCCCGATCAAGAAAGAAAGGCAAAACACCCAATCACTGATAGATATATTAAAGTTATTGAAAAATTTGGGGAAGTTCATTACCAAATTCAAAACTTCACTCTAATGTGTATGGGAACTGTACACGAATCAGTTAGACATGTGTTTCCAGAGGCACCAACATATCAAATGTGGTCAAGAGCAGGAAATCTCCTTGGTGAAAGTATGATGAAACCAGAATTACTCAACCGCAAAGATGAGTACAAGTCCGTGTATCATGGAGAGCAACCAATGACTTGTGGTTGCCTAGAAAAACTATATCATAATATTATGCTACCAAATGGAGATGTATCTTTGTGTTGTATGGATTATGGACTTGAACATATTCTTGGCAATCTTATAGACCAGGATTATGAAGATGTAATTCCTGAAGATAATACTTGCTTTAATCTTTGTCGTTTTTGTGAGAATGCTAAAAGACCATGAGATATCAAATCAAAGGACCTCAAGTAAATACACAAAGACATCCAACTCTATGGGTTGTAGATAATTTTTATGATAATCCTGATGCAATACGAGAGTTTGCATTAACTCAAGAATTTGAATTCAGTGATTATCATAGAGGTAGAAGGACTGAACATCAGTATGAAATTGAAGGAACCAAAGAAGCATTTGAGTCCATTATGGGAATCAAAATTACGAATTGGATGGAAACTCATGGAATGTGTGGAAGATTTCAGTATTGTACTTGTGAAGATGCATTAGTTTATCATGCAGATTCTCAAAGGTGGGCAGCAGCAATTTATTTGACTCCTGATGCTCCATATGAATGTGGAACTTCATTAATTGCACATAAAAAAACTAGAATTCGTCATGTAGACACTCCAGGATCCGATGCTGTATGGGAAAAAAAACATTTAGACCCTACTCCTTGGGAAAAAGTTGATGTTGTCGGCAATGTTTATAATCGTCTTGTAATTTGGGATGCTCATGCAATTCATCAAGCATCACAATATTTTGGGTATAACAAAGATGATTCAAGATTAATTCATCTGTTCTTTTTTGATTGAATATGTGCTATAATATAAAAAATATATAAATTGAAGTACTAATCGCAATTGTGATTGGTAATTATGTTGTATCTAAAAAGTAATTTATGAATTTTATTGTTTATTCGAAAAATAATTGTCCATATTGTTACAAGGTTAAACAAGTATTGGAATTGACAAATAGTAACTACGTGGTCTATAATCTTGGTGAGGACTTTACCAAAGAAGAGTTCTATGCCGAATTTGGGGAAGGATCAACTTTTCCTCAAGTGATTTGTGATGATAAAAAGTTGGGAGGTTCCGTTGACACAATCAAATTCCTCAAGGAACATCAACTCGTCTGAGAATAACCTAAATAAATCAGAAGACCACAGAAACCGTGGCGTTGATTTTATTCTTAATGGAGGTAAAAGAAAGCAGACTCAACCATTTCATATCATCTTTGAAAAGATGGTTTGCTTTCTAAATCGGGAAGTCACCATCTATTTCGAGTTTTCCTTTAAGTCAAGGAAAAGAAAAGTAATTTCCCGGAGAAAGAAAAATGTTAGCAATTAGTTTAGTATTTGGCTCATTTCTGACCGTTTTATTTCTAATTGTTGGACTGTTGGTTGGTTGGACTGCTAGAGAATACATGATGAACTATCGGGAGATTCCAAGACCTCATCCAGAGATGTTTGATGGTCAAGGTAACCTAATCCCAGACGAAGTAATTGCATTTAATTTTGACAACTATCATGACTACGAAAGCAACGACGAAGAAGACGACGAGTAAGACAAAAGAAACTGCGTCTCTTGACCTTCCAAATAATCCACTGATTTTTGAGATTCTTGATCTTGTATCAAAACAAAGATCAAAAGCAAAGAAAGTAGAAGTTCTCCAAAGGTATAATAATGATGCTCTGAGAATGCTTTTGATTTGGAATTTTGATGAATCGATTCAGTCCGCACTTCCAGATGGAGTAGTTCCTTATTCTGGATATGCAGAACAAACAACACAATCTGGTACTCTTTCTACAAAGATTACGGAAGAGGCACGTAGAATGTATGAGACTGGATCTTTTTCTATTGGCACTTCGGATAAAAGTGCTAAGTCAACTCTTCGTAAAGAATGCAAACATTTTTATCACTTCATTAGAGGTGGTAATAATGCATTATCTTCTATTCGCAGAGAAACTATGTTCATTAATCTTTTGGAAGGACTACATCCTCTTGAGGCAGAGATTCTTTGTCTTGTAAAAGATAAAAAACTTGAGGATAAGTATAAAGTTACTAAAGAGTTAGTTTCTGAAGCATTTCCTCAAATCGTATGGGGGAATCGTGGGTAAGGGAATTAATATCATTAATGTAGATTGCGATCCTTCTGCCGCCAATGATAAGAGTCTTCCACGAGATTCTTATCTGATTACCTATGGAGACAATGGAGAACAAAAATATGATGTTGTTCAGGGTCTCCAATCAGATATTTTTGACCAGTATTGGGATAAGTATCGTGATGTAAGAGGACTTAAATGGACAGAGGGAACAGTGAACCCTAAGATGTGGGGTTATAAACCAAACGAAAAAAAGAAAAAGAAATGAATGAGGAAAATCTTAGAGATCAAATAAATCAACTGATTCGTAATGAGATCCAAGAGAACATTAATGAGTTCGTTGATATGAAAGACGAAGAAAGAAAATCTGGACTCGGATTTGTTGGTTCGGATGACAATAAAGACCTCACTGTAAGAATTCCTAATAAAGAGATTGATAAGATCATCAAAGAGTATAAGAAGATAAAAAAATATCACAAGTCATCTTTGTTTGAGATTAAGAAGCTAAACCAAAAGTGACCTTTGTTTCCCGGAATCGTCGGAAAAAATCCCGGCAAAATTTTGAGTCTGTAGGGTCGATTGACTAAATATCAATAACGGGGTATAATACCCTTACGTTCATCCTATGATTTTACCTCTTTTCCTGGCACTCGCCCAACCAGAACCATCATTACTTCTTACTTGTGAGCAGTTTGAGTGGTTATCTGAAAGGACAATGAGAACTGAATCTCTTTCTGTATGGAAGAAGATTGAGTTTATTGCTAGATATGCAGACGGGACTGATCCTGCCTGTTTTCCAGAGGTAGAAGAATAGGACGCAAGTAGGACGACGCGCAACGGATCCGTTGATTCGCTATTCGCAAATAGCGAACGCACACGCCGCCCGAAGGAACGGGATTTAACCGTCTCATTTCTTTGGAGTAAAACCATGTCTAAAGTCGTTTATCGTGGTCAAGCATACGACACTGTAGAGCGTCGTGAGCAAAGACAAGCACAACAGCAA